ATGGTGTGTTAGTTAGTGGTTGAGGTTAAGCGATTGCTTCGGTGCTCAGGATGGAGTCCGTGCAGATAATCGGGATTCCGTCATAGCTGTCGGGAATCGGCGCGAGCAGTTCCTGATTCGGGCGGGTCGTGCCCTGTCCGAACAGAGTAACCGTGCGCGACGCCTGCAACTGCTGGCGCGAGCGGCGATTCATGAAGAAGTGCGTCGGCTTCACGCCAATCGGGAACTTCTGGATGAGCTGCGAAAGCAGCGAGTCGGTGAGCGTCTTTCCGCTCTGCGCGGTCAGATTCTTAATCTGGCCGACTGCGAACTTGGAATAAAACGCCGCGCCCACCCAACCTTCCAGCGAGTTTTTCCACGCAGTCAGTTCTTTCGAGCTGCGCGTGATGGTCTGCTTGCGCCATTCGCCGACTTCGAGCACGGTGTTCTTGCCGAAGATAAGCTCGAAGAACTTAGGCATCGCGCAGATAGCCCACACGGAGCTTCCGGTGTCAGCCGTGTTGCCTGTGGCGTCGAGCACAAGGTCGGAATCCACGACTTCCTTCGCGCCGGGGAATCCCTTGGCGTCGCCGTTCGTGCCGCGTCCATACCAGACTTGCGGCCCAATGTCGAGCATGTAACCGCGCGCCGCGCCGTCCGCTTCCATAGCGAGGGCGTGCTCAGGGCCATTCTCGTCGGCGCTGGCAATAGCCGCGTCCATTTCGAGTTGCAGGTCGTAGTAGAACGTCTCATGCGTCCTGTTGAGGTAGGTGCTTTTGACCGGCTCAACGCCTTCGTTTGCGGAGCGGAAAGCGCCGGAAGGGTAGGCGGTGCGGACAAGCGACTTAAAGGACGTGCCGGAAACTTGACGCGCGGGAAGAATTGCGGCTTCCGGTGCGGCGTTCAGGTTTTCCTCGATAAGTCCAACGGTCTGATCGGAGCCGTTGACCTTCGCGAGGTCGAGCATGGTGAGGTATGAGTATGCCATTGTGTAGGGTAGTTAGTTTTTCTGTTTTTCGAGTTGGGCGGTGATTGCTGCTTTGACTTTTTGCATACCGAAAAGCGCGGTTTCGGCCTTGGATTTTTCAGCGGGAACTTTGACGCTTCCGAGTTCCGCGATGATTTGCGCCTTGGCTTCGATGAGCAAATCAGCCTTGGATTTCTCCTGCGCCTTCGTGAAGTCGGCAAGCTGCGCGGTTAGGCGAGCCTCGAACTTCTTTTCCAGCGCGGCCATAGCTGCGACGGCTCCGGCGTCATCGTTCGGGGTTTCCACGACTTCCGTGACTTCGGTTTCATCTTCGGGCTTGTCAGCCTTTTCGATGGATTTGAGCATCGCCTTGACTGCGGCGAGCGTGTGCGGGTCGGCCTGACAAGCTGTGCTCAATTTCGAGAGCAGGTCGTCAACATTAGGTGTGGTGGTTTCGTCCATAGGTGAGGTAGTTAAATCGGCTGCGAGAAGTGCAGTGACGCCCGCGCCTTTTTCCACAAGGTCGGCGGCTTGAAAATCCTGCGGGATGCAAAGCGGGTCATCGGGAAGGAACGAATAGACCGCCGAGAGCATAAAGTTCTCAGGGTCGTTCTCCGCGTGCCAAAGCGCCGTCTCGCGAGTTGCGCCGGGAGCAAGATGCAAATCAGCGCGGAGGTTTTTGGAATCGTCGCGATAAAATCCTTTCAGCGCGCCAGCCTTCGTCACAAGCCCATCCTGCTCCTTGGACGTGTGGGAATGCGTCATGTGAACCGGGATGCTGCGATTGCCCGCGTGGTTCATCAAAGCGGCAAGGTGAGCATCGTCGAGCGTTACAGCCCTATGCGTTTTCGTGCCGTCGTCCCTGCGGGCGGAAAACTGCGCCAACTTGCCAAGCTCCATGACATATACGCCGCGAATGATTCCAGCGGCACGGTCATCCGCCGTGATTTCCGGTTTGCGAAAAGTTGCTTGAAAGGTTGCGAGCACGGATAGGCTTTTATAGCCTAGTGTGCAGCTTGTCCACCACCGCCTCTTAACGCGTTATCTTTTCGCGGGGAGTGCCGAGAGAAATGCCACCGCGCGCTGCACTAGGCTTGCGCTTTGCCTGCGCCCGTTTTCCACGTAGGACAAATGCACCGGATGAACGCCTAGCTCCCCGGCCAGCTCCTTTGCGCGCACGTCTCGCGATGCGCGGAGCCTTGCAATCTGCGTGTGCGGGATAGGCTTCATTTCGCTTTGTCTGCAACGTATTCCGTGCGCTTCCGTGCCGCCTCATGCTCCGGCGAATCTTGCCCATGCTCATCGGCGGCAATGTCCTCCCCGCGCAGCGCGTGCTGGATGGTTTTGGTGTGCATCTTTGTCTCCGCAATCTTCGCGCCGAGTTCGCTCACGGTCTTTTTCAAGTCGTCATTCGCCGTGCCGGTTCCGGCTTTGAGTTGCTCCACAAGTTGTGAGTGCAATTCCGAGACGCGCGCATTTGTGTCGGCGAGCTTCTTTGCGCCTTCCGCATTTTTCGCGCGCAAGGCTTCCAGCTTTTTCCGCATGTCGTGCGTTTTCTTTTCGCCCTTGGACATTTGCGAGACTGGCTTTTGCTTTCCGTCCGCGCCTTCGCCTGTCTCGTCAGCCTTTCCGCCTCCGCCTTCGCCAAACTTGCCATCATCGGCGCGGGGATGCTTGCCCTCGTCAAACGCCAGTGCCGCCGTAGCGTTCGCAGGAGCCTCGCCTTGCGGTTTGTTCGCATCGGGCGCGGGTTCCGGTTGCTGTGCGGGGTTCGCCGTGTCCTGCGCAATGTTCAGGTCTGCCACGGTGGGCTTGTATCCGCGCTTCACAAGCTCGCGATTCGCATCCTGCGTTGCCATTTCGATGGCGATAGCTTCCTGCGTGCCGCGCGCAAGAACGTCCTCGAACGTGCCGTCGCCGTTTTTCGCGATGATAGCCGTGCGCGTCGTGAGGCCCGCGCGCATCGCTTCCACGTCGCTCTTGTCGTCCCTAAAGGCATCTGCCGTGGGCAGCGAAGGCCAGTGCCAATGCCCATTCAGCACGCCAGCGCGGGCGGGTAGCTTTTTGCGAGCGATGCCGTCCATCAAAAACAGATAGGCCATTTTCTCCAAGCGCGGAAGATACACGTCATTGCGAAGGCGCATGATTTCCCGCCCTGCGCGGCTCATGTCGAAGCGCGTAGGAGCGCCGCCGCCATCGCGCGCGGAAATCAGGAATGCCTTGGGGAATCCGAGCGAGAGGCATGTGCGCTCGTCTGAGTAGTCAAGCCCTTGCAAAAGCGCGGGGCCGGGAGCTTCCGACTTCATAAACTGATACGAGTCCCCGTCGCTGAACTGGTATTTCACCACTGCGCCATCCGCCATCTTTTCCGTGTAGGTGATGGTGCCGTCCGAGTTCGCGGTCGTCTCGTAGTCGAGCGGGTCTGGCGAGCCGCTGGCGTTGCTGGCAATGGCTGCAATCTTCGACTGAATCGCCATGCTATCCATACCGCTTTGCCAGATTTTGTTTCGCTTCTGGATACTCTGGATTGCAGGCGCAAACTTGGTGACTCCGCGATGCCCGTCGAACAGATTGTCTTGGAAGAAAATGACGTTGCACGCCGGGACGATTTGCGGGTTGAGATAGGTCTGATTGTATCCGCGCTCGTAAATCTTGAACGCTTCGTTCATGCCATTCGGCGCAAGGAAAATTCCGGCAATGTAGCGCACACTCGGCGCGGGAGGTTGCACGAATGCCTCGGCACCGTAGCTGGCAGGATTTACGAAGCGGTAAAGCTCGCCGATTTGATCGGCGCACCGAACGATGAAACGAAGCTGCGTTTCGTCGTCATACCGCTCCAGAATCGAATCACCGCGCACTGGCATTTCAACGTGGGCGGCGCACGAAAAAGCGGAGAGCGCGGACTGGTTAATGCCTCCGCGCTTCATCACTTCCCGCATGTATTGATTTACTTCGCTATCAAGCGCCGGGTCGCCGGTCTGTGCGAGGTAGCCAATCGGCTGGCAGTATTGTTTGAGCGAATAGCAGACAGAAACCCAGTCGCTGTTCTTCACTAGGTCCTCGGCCTGCCACATGAGTGTGACGCGCTGCTGTTGCGCGTATGCCGAGTTTGGATTCGTGCCGATGCGATTCGACATTTGCCGCGTCTTGTCAGGCATCGCTCCATCATAGCTAGCCATCGAAGCGAGCGCGAGGCCGCTGCGCTTTGACCGCTCAAGTGTTGCCGTGTCGCGTTTCTGGTATCGGTTGCGCTTGCTCATTTGTATCCGGTCAAATCCATGTTCACTTTTTTCGTCGTCATAATGCCCGCCCGAAAATCCATTTCCGCGTTAATCTCATGCAGCCTCAACTTGGCATCCGTGATCGCCTTTGTGCCGCTCTTTGCGCCCCCTCCAACGGACTGCCAGCACTCCTCCAGTTCCTTCTTGGCCGTCGCGAACGCAGCCGCCAAATCGGGCGTGGAATAATGGCGGTAAAGGCGTTGCGGAGATGGCATGGTTTGCCGTGTATTTACACGGGCGCGGGAGGCGTGTCAATCTCGGATTCTTTGCCGAGAGGGAAGAAGCCGCTGCGAATGGCAATGACGAGCGCGAGAATTTCCAAATCCCAATAATGATCCTCGCGGATTTTCTTCCACACGATTTTCTTCACCGTCGCCGTTTTCTTGTCCGGCTCGATCAACGGCATGAAGCCCGGCATGTTTTTCACGTAGCACTCCGGCATGTCGCTGGCAATGCCGAAATAGCGGCCCGATGCGCCCGTAATGAGCGCGTAAAGGTATCCGTAGAGTTCTGGATTGTGCGACGTGATGCAATATGCCCAGCCCTCCGGCAAACGGCCAACCTTGACCTTGCGTGCGCTTTTTGGCAGTGCCTCGCCGACAACGCCGGATTGCGGCTCCGGCTGCGAATACGGCATTGGATGGGTGACGCTCATCGCGTCCGCGCCAATGCCCTGCTTGATGGCGTGGAACTGCTGCAAGTCCGATCCCTTGAACGCATACCAGCCGAACTGCCCGCATTCCCGAAACGTGCGGCGGGGTTCGTGTCCGCTGTCGATGATGACGTGCGAATTTTTGCCCGGCTTGCCTTCGCTCACGCCAAACTCAGCGGCCATTTCGTGAAGCTGCGCTGCCGTATCTATGCGCCGGTAGCACACGCGCCGGGAGTTGCCCTGCCTGTCCCATTCCGTAACGAGCGCGTGCCGGTGCGCGGGTTCGCCTGCCTTGCCCGCCTGCGGGTCGCAGGATAGGACACGCAATGTCTCACCCCCCGGCTGCCACACGTCGCCGAGGCGGTAGTCACGATTGCCCTTCGCGTCGCCGAAGTCGGGCAGGCGCGGCACGTAGATTTTGCAGAGCCTTTTCTTTTCGTAGTCCTCCCACGGCTTCAAATTGCCGAGCTTCGCGGCGTCCATCGCGCTGTTGCTTTCGATGAGCATTTCCCGCCATGAAATCCAGTGAGCGGCGAATACGCTCCAGCGGAAGCTACGCGTCTCTGGCGGTGCCGTAGGATTCTGCGCGACGTAATCGCCGTCCTTATTCAGTGCGTAACGGTCGCGCGCGGTGTCGTTTAAAATATGGTCGCAATGTGGACACATAAAAACGACGCTATCGCGCATCGAATCGAAACCAAAAACTTTCACGCCGTTGTAATGTTTCCCTGAATCTTCGCCCCATAGCGGCCACACTAGCCGCTCGCATTTCGGGCAGCGGAAGTGCCATTCGTCTTGCTGTCCTGCGAGGTAAAACGTCGCAACCTCGCGGCCTTCATCCGGTGCCGTGGTGATATGCGTGCCCTGCCTGTCCCATCGCCCGCCCATGCGCTTTTCAAATTCGATGAGCCTTCCGTCTGGGTAGCTTTCCAGATGGCTCTCATCGGTCTGGCAGTAACGCACCTGCACAGACTGCGCGGATGATATGCCGGGGCCGGTGATTTGCAGAAATTTCGACCTGAAAAGCACAAGATCGTTGGTCATCGCGTATTTGTCGCGAGATAGCAGCCGCATGGCGTCGGGGTTAGAGCGTATCCATTCCTTCCCGCGCGTCTTTGCCCATGTCGCCGCGTCGTCATCGGTCTGGCAGACAATCATCTGGTCGCCCACGTCGCACACGATGCGCTTCAAGTTGATGATTTGCCCGGCGACGGTGCCCATGCAGCTTGACGCCTTGAAAATGACTAGCCGCTTGCATGAAATGTCATCCGCCGCCTCAAAGGGCTTTCTGAGAAAAGGATAGTATTCATCGCGAAACGGCCCGGTGATTGGGCTGGATTTGTCGAAGCGGATTTGCGCGCGGGCGAAGTCGAGCGTTTTCATGCGATTAAATTTGCGCGCCGATGCTCAAAGCATTCTCGTCCGCTGTATTGAGTCGGGAATGCTCGCGTTGGCTTGTCGATTTTTGCACAATGTCCATCGAAGTATTTCCCCGCGCCAAGGTGCAGCGTGCCGCCTTTCGGAAAAAGAGCAGGGATTTTGTCCACAATCGCCCCCCGCTTGAAGTGCGCGCAGTCATTGCAATCCGCATCAATCGTCTGCATTTCGATGATGTCCTGCGGTGTCAATTTCGCGTCAAACGCGTGCCACTCCTTGGCCTCGTCCGCCGTCATTTCGCGGGGCTGCTGCGTGCTCCAATACCGTTTCATGCGGCGACTTCCTCGCGTCGAATTGTGGCGGCGCTGTCCCACGATAGCAAGCGGTCGGACGGTTCCACGCCTTGCCACGGCTGCGCCTCAATCACATGCTCGCCACTTGGCGCAACGCGCACCGTCTCCGTGAGGATGCGGCGGAAAACGCTTCCGTCTGGCCTGAGAAAAACGGCGTTACGCTCGCGAGTGTAGGCTATCATACGGTCAACCATTTCGGCAGCACGGAATCTGCCTTCGCGCTCGCCAGCGCCCCGTCCTTCGCGGCCCGCCAGTTGTCAGCGGATGCGCGGTGAAAAGCCTCTGGCGAGTCGCACAGCGCGGCGGATTGGGCATCGGCGATGATTCGCTGTTCGAGGGCGAGGTCAATCGTGAGGATCAACTGGGCGAAGATTTCCCGCGCTTCCTCCACGCTGATCTTCTCGCCATCCTTCCGCTCAGTCGCGACTCCGCGATCATAGGCTAGAAGGATCTTCGCCGTCTTGCCGAAGTTGTCGCGCGCCGTGATAAGCTCGCACTCCACCCGCGCGATTTGCTCGCGGTTGTCCTTCGTTTCCGCCGCATTTGGACTGAGTTCGCCGAGCGCGGCGAGCCGAGCCTCCGCGTCGTCAATTTGCGCGGAGAATTTCGCGGCGTCCATTTGCAGCCGCTTGAGCACGGCAGGCGCGGCGAGTTCCTGCACGGCATCCGGCGCGGCATCGGGTTTGCGTTTAGCGGCCATTTTCGAGTAGGTGTTTCAGTAATTTCGGCCCGCTGGTCGTGCCCTTCCGCGCCAGCCATGCGGCGTGCAATTCCGGCGAGAGGCGCATACACAGTGCCACGGGCGCGGGCTTGCGCTTGCGGCCTGAGCCGGGACGTTTGCCTCCGCGTGTCATTTTGCCTCCCCTGCGGCAATCATGGCGTCGGCTTGCTGGTATGCAAGCCGTGCAAGCTCGCGGTGCATCAACTCCTCCGCGCCGTTGGCGATGGTGTCCTCGCGACTCAGCAGCGCGGCCATTGCCAGCCCTGCGAAGTGCTGACGCAGGCTCATGCCGGGGCCTAACGAATTGCCGGATTCCCCTAGCGGCTTCCAGTGCTCGGGAAACGCTGACCCGCCGTTGTTGATTGGAGTGCTCATTTGCAGATCAGCGCAACGTGCGCCGCGCGGCTTTCGTCAAGGTATGCGCCAATCTTGGCGGACAGCGCAGAGTCGTGCATGTCAGCGGCACCGCGCAGATGACACAGCACCTCGCGGGCGGTGTAGAGTTCGCCAGACGCCGAGCGGCGGGACATGGCGTCAATGAGTTGGGCGAGGAGAATGGAATCGGATGTCATAGCGGGAGTGCGTGTGAGGGTGTAGGGTGAAGGCGCATCCTGTTCGCGGATGGCGAAAAGATGCTCACGCTGTTCACGGGGTGTCATTGTGAGGCTCATGGCTGGAAGTGGTGCGTTCATTTTGTCGGGTTGTCGGGTTGTTGCCGCTCGGCGTGGTGCCTTGCGTTGGAGACAAGCTAGTGCCGCACTTGAAAGCGCGCAAGCATTTTTTCAAAGTATTTTCAGCCGTGCGTAAAGTGCTGACTTGCGGGGCAGCTACGCCGCGCGATGAAACACCGCTTGCACGATTTCAGTGCGCGCCTTGCCAAATGGCGGGGCGGGTAGAATCCCCCGGCGTGACTGAGGCGTGACGGGAGCGTGACTGTGCGTGACTGTGCGTGACATTCGTTCCGTAATGCTGACAGTAATCCGCCACGGCTGACGGTGGCTGACGGTGGCTTGCGACGCTTACGCTCGGCGCACCGTAGTCGAAAAAAGCCGCTACGGTGGAATTCCCCTTGCCAGCGCGCCGTGCCGGTGCAATACTCCCCGCGTCGCCAATCACGGCGACGCGCCGAATCGCACCGGCTCAAAAAGCCTTTTCATTGCCTTCCCTGCGCCTTGGTATTCGCCAAGGGTGCGACGCAGGGAAGGCACCTTTTGTCCATGAAATCATCCTGTATCCAACACCCCGCAAGCGAATCCCTGCTGATCATTCGGCAGTGGCAAATCGAGGCGACTGGAACCACTTGCGCCGCCGCCCTGCTGTCTTTTTTTGAGTATTGGCATGACGTAAAGCTCGGAATGCGGGAGAAGGCGCGGCAAGCCAACGCGGTTGCGGTGAGTCACGGCGACAACGGAACCCAAGACGCGAGCCTTTACCAGTTCCACACTGCCGAGGAACTGCACTCCGGCATCATGGCGCTCTACAATAAACGGAGCATCCGCGAAGCGATTTTGAGGCTCACCGAGATGGGGGTTATCTCTGTGCATCGTAACCCAAACAGCCGCTACAAGTTCGACAACACGCGGCACTTTCTTTTCTACCCTGAAGCGGTGAACAAATGGCTCTCCCAAAGGACATGTGGCAAAAAGGACCGACGAGAGAATCAAAAGGCGCGACCAGCGAACCAAAAGGACGGAACAATACCTAAGACTTCCTCTGAGACTTCCTCTGAGACTTCAAAGAAAGAAAAGGGTGCTTTTGCAAAGCACCAGTTGTTTTTCGGAGAAAAAAAGCCGCTGCATCCGTATCCGACTTCGGTGGAGGCGATGCACGAGACGCTCAAACAGCACGGCGTAGAACCGAATTCCGATTATGACGGCAACTTCTTCGCCTCGATGCAAAGATGCGGATGGCTCATCAAAGGCAAGCCGGTGCATGACTGGATCGCCACGTATGCCGCGAGACTCGCGAAAACTACCCCCACAAAATAAAAAGAAAATAATTGTTGACGCACGGACGCAGCCCGCTAGATTCGACCCCATGAACAACACGAACACCACCAGCGCGGCCCGCGACGAAAGGCAAAAGTTTGCAGTATTCACCACGAACCGAAACACCGGCAGCTTTTCGCATATCGGCACGTTCGACACGAATGAAGAAGCCGAAGCGAAAGCGGCGGCAAATCGCGGCGGCAACTGGCACGCATGGGTGGAAATCGCCCGATAAATTCGCCCTCACATGAGAACTAAAGGAAGCTGCAAATTCGACCCATACTGGAAAATCGAGCGATGGAACGCCAAGCTCATGTGCTGGCAGGTCATTCAGGTCACATACCCGACACTCGAAATGGCGAGACTTCACGCCGAGGTCGGGCAGGGAAAATATCGCATCACCGAATGCACAGAGAAGGGATTCACGATACTGCCATGACGCAATTCACCATGTTTGCGCCGGAGCAATCCGAGGCGAAGAAATACAGCGCGAAGATCGAGGCTCCGATCTACGAACCGAAAAACCAGCAACCACATGTGGTCACGCTCTGCAATGACGGGAAAACGCGCGAGCTTCTGCGCGAGATTGACGATTCGAGCCTGCCGGATGCTGAGAAGGCGTTTCTACGCGCGGCGGCACACCGCCACAGCGTTTTCAATTACGAACGCTGTGCGGACTACTACGCGCACGCCACGCCCGAAATGCAGCGACTCATGGAACGCTCCGCGCTTGTCATTATTGACTTTAACGCGGCCATCGAAAACGGATTTGTGAGACTCTGCGACGAAATCAAAGGCCAATTTTTGGAGGAATACAACGATGGAAAAGCTACCTGATACTTTTGCCGTTTTCATCCTCACGCACGGAAGGCCGGATAATGTCATCACGGCAAAGACGCTCGCCAAGTGCGGCTACACCGGCAAACTGTTCTTCATCGTGGACAACGAGGACAAGACGGTGGACCGCTACATTGAGAACTTCGGGCGCGAGCGTGTGATGATCTTCCGCAAGAAGGAAGTCGCGGACGCCTGCGACGAGGGCAACAACTTCGATGAGCGGCGCACAATCCTCATGGCGCGCAACGCCTGCTTCGACATCGCAAAAGCAATTGGCGTGACGCACTTCTTGCAGCTCGATGACGATTACTACTACTTCGGCTATCGCTTTGAAACCGGGGCGAGGAAAATCATCAATCTTAACGCCGCGTTTGCAATCGTCTTGAACTACTACAAGTCGGCGAACATCGCGTCCATCGCATTCGGGCAAGGCGGCGACCACATCGGCGGGTTTTCTGGAATCAAATTGAAACGCAAGTGCATGAACTCTTTCTTTTGCTCAACCGAACGCCAGTTTCGATTCGTCGGCGCGATGAACGAGGACGTGAACACGTTCACGACGCTCGGGAGCAGGGGGAGCCTTTTCTTGACGTTCACGGGGCTACAACTCGACCAGAAGGACACGCAATCGCAAGCGAGCGGAATTACCGAAATGTATCTCCGTTTCGGCACGTTCTGCAAGGCGTTCACGACCGTGATGATGATGCCTGGGAGCACGAAGGTTTCGATGATGAACACGAGCAACCCGCGCATCCATCACCTCATCAACTGGAGGGCAACCGTGCCGTGCATCGTCCGAGAGACGCACCGCAAAGCGGACATCACCGACACGCTGGCAGGGCTGGCCGAGGACGCCGCCGAGGCAGCACAAGACCGATAACCCCATGAGAAACCGCACCCACTCCGCAAACACGCACCTCAACTACAAGAGCCGCTGGAAGGAGCGCGACGCCGTGAGCAGCAAGCGCCACGGCGAAAGCTGCGACGACATCCGCCTCGCCTGCCACCTGTGGCTCCTCAAACGCTGCCCCGGCTACGCGCAAGAGCACGCCGAGCTGGTTGACATGGCCGCACGCAACTTCACCCGCGCCTAGACAGGCCCGCAAAGGCCCCTAGCAGCCCCGCCACGGCCTTTTCAGCGCATTCCGCTACGTTGACACGCCAAACCGCGAAACAGGCGCATTTCCCGCGC